TGTACGGAGCAACTGCGTGACCGACCATGTGGGCATGAACTGCATGAAGTTGTTTGCAGAGATGTTTCCAACATGGGAGTTGAAAGTGGCACTCCAGAACTCGAAAGCCGAACGCAGGCTCATGTTAGCGTCCGACATGACCGTAATGGTCCAATCCTGGAAGGTGCGGTCACCAGGCAACTTGATGCGGCGACCACGATACGGAACCTCAATGGTTCCGAGCGAGGAAGCCGGAATCTGTGCAGCCTTGCACAGGAACGAGATTGCGCGGTTGTTGGCATAGCCGGGGATGTTTCCCGTGACCATGAACAGGTTTGTACGAACACCACCACCAGCGAAGGCGTTTACAAATCCTGAAATATTGTTTGTAGGATCTACTGGCATCTTGGATTACTCCTTGGTCTTATTTAGACTTCAAGCCCCGACTTCGCTGAACTGAACGCCCGTCTTTGTAGCAACAAAGTTCAACTGGATGAAGTTGATGCTGCGAGTGGGCTTCACGAAGATGTCTGCAACGAACTCGTTGCGGTCAATGACCTCTCCGGTGTTGTTGGTTTCGTCGCACACCACCTTGAAGTCGGTGATGCCACGGCGCTGCTGAACGGTCTTGAGGAACGGAACTACGAGGTTCTTGAACTGAGCGCGAGTGAACGAATCGTTCTGCTCGAACAGGAAGAACTTTGAAGCCGTGGCGATTGCCTTCTCAAGCACGATGAACAGGCGACGCACATTGATGCGGTCAAAGGCACTTGGACGGGTCTGTGCGGTCTTGTCACCGAACAGGATCACGCCTTCACCGGGGAACGACACGACAGGGTTGATCTGTCGGGTGTACAGTTCGTCGCGGTGAGCCTCGGACGATGGGTTGTATGCCAACTTCACCACATTCTTGATCTGCCCACGGTTGTAGCCTGCGGGAGAGAACCAAGCCTCGTTGGTGAACTCGGTGCGTGCAACCAGTCCTGCAATGTCTCCGTTCAGCGGAAGCAGACGGACCACATTGTTGTAGGTGTCCAACTGATACTTCCATCCGCTGTCAATGACTGCGTAGGACGAGTTGAGGTTGAGGGTGCTGTCACGGAAGGTCTTGAGGTTATTCAAGGCTTCGTATGGCAACTTGTTCTCAACATCGGTCTGTGCAGGCGAAATGAATGCCATGCAGTCTAGACGCTTCTCGCAGACATTCTGCACAACCAACTGCTCAAGGGTTGCGGAAGCAGCGCCGAGCGGAAGCAGCGAAACATCCACTGCATCAGCATCAGCGAACTTGCTCCAACCATTTGCCCACCGCTCTGAATCGCTTGGTGCAGCCGAAGTTGCGCCAGCAAGGTGGAGAGAGTTTACACCGTCTGCAACGAAAGTCGATGCAGACATAGCAGCACCAATACGAGTCCAGTCTGTCTTAGACCCCGTTCCCGTGTCGCTGTTGCTGTTTATTCCAGCAGCAATTGCCCAGATATAGTTGGACTGATCGTTGATGACTGTACGGTAGTAGTTGCTGCTGCCGTCAAACTTCTTGGCATCAGTGGCACGGGAAAGCCCTTCAAACTTCTCAAGAAGAGAGTTTGCAGTTCCTGTCCACAGACCGTCCTTGTCTAGAACAAGCACATTGATCTGATCTCCCGAGCCACCTGCATCAGCGGAAGAGGGAGTGGTGTAGGAGTTTGTGCCGATGTATTTTGCATACAGGCTCTTGTGGGTGAATGCAGCACCGCTGTCTTGTGCCTTTGGTAGAATACCGTTAATATTCAGCGTGATTCCTGTAGCCGAACCAGACACTAGGAACACATCACCGCTAGTGGCTCCGCGCCCAAAAGCACCACTTACGGTGACGGTGGTTCCGTCACTAAAGATGATGTCATCACCAACAGAGAACGCAGCAGTTGTACCGGCTCCCTTTGTGATTCTGATGCTGGACGCACCAAGACCAGCAGCAGCAACTAGAGTTCCAGTTGTGGTTCCAGGTCCACTAGTTACAACAACCTTCAGGCTGTTTCCGAGAGCACCAGGATACTTTGATCCAAACACGACATTGTTAGATGCAGCCGTGGAGGTCGAAAGCCCTGCACTTGCTCCAAACTGTGTTTCGTTGTTGATGACTAGAGTGGCTACTCCAGTTAGACCGTCTTTGGTTACGCTGGCGTTCTTTGCAGCAGAACCAACCACACGCACCACCTGGCAGTTGTTTCCATATGACAGGAAGTTGGCTGCGGTGAAGAAGTCTAGGTAGTTGTTGTTGTCGGGCTTGCCGAAGATGTTGGCAAGTTCGGTCTGCTGAGTGACGGTGACTATTTCGTCAACCGGACCCCAGTGGAAGTATCCTGCGAAACCACCTGGTGTGGTGGCAACGGCAGGGACAACGGTTGTCAGGTCGATTTCCTTGATGCTTACGCCGGGGCTTACTCTAAATGCCATTTTTGGGTTCTCCTTCGTGAAGAAGTCAATTCTTTATGACTGCGCTTCTGAGAGTATGTATTATTTTGAACCATTCACGAAAGGGTCAGAAACTCCACCCCATATCTAGGTTTTCACCCCTTCCCATATGCCACGATGTGCCCCGTCCATCCACAAATGTGTTTTCCGGTAAACCGTCCTCCACGAACCCAAACGGGGTCATTTCCTCTTCCAAATTTTTCATTTGCTCTTCATACAAATCCTTACGAATATCACTGCCCGTGATCTGCTTGAAGTATGACTGTGTGGTGAGCCACGAGAACAGCACAAGGGTCATCACCAAATCGTCGTTGTGGTTTTCCTCTGCCTCGAACGAATCGCCTTTGGCAACAAATGAGCAGAACTCATCCACCGTGTCAAAGTCTTCTACTATCAGTTTGCTGTCTTCAATGAGATTTTTCAAAATAGAGCAGCCGATGCGCTTCACCGCAGTGGAGGTCTTCACTCCCTTCAGGGAGCCGCCCTTGCCACCGAAGCCACCGTTGACTACCTGCCCCTTGCGTCCCTGCATGGACACATACACAACATTATCGTATTCCAAATCATCGTGTAAAATATCCGCCACCTGACCACCAATATCGTTTACTTCAATCAAGCAGTACGAATTGTTGTACTGCCGCAGTATGGGATAGATGGCATTGGGATACAACATGGGAGCCAACTGGTTGTTTCGGAATGTGACAACCTGCCGATACGGAATGCTGGTCACATCTATAACAGAATATGCGTGGTAGTCCAGTCCCTGTCCCCGTGCGGTGTCCACCACCGTGATATATTTGTTACCAGGAACGGGACGAGCGTATACCTTTAGCCCCTCCCCATTTCTGAACTCGGGTGTCTTGTACACCAAACACTTCAATTTTTCAGAATGCACAAGAGTGTGCATGGAGCCTAGGAATTCACACTCAAATTCCGTTCGGAACTGCTCTTCGCTGGTGTTCGCTATTGTCTGCTTTTTCCACGCATCATCGCGTCCAGGCACATCGCTCCAATGGACTTCGATGGGCACATACTCGTTCTTGCCGTCTTCTCCCGGTCGCTTGTTGGCATTGATCCAAAAGCGATAAAACATATTCAAGCCCTTGGGCGTAGAGATGATCGTGACCTTCGTGCTTTGACCGCTAGTTATGGTGGGATACACGGACGAGAAGAACTCTTCCGCGACATTCTGCGGCACATACGCAAACTCGTCAAGGAAGATGTAGTTGAACGATCCACCACGCACAGCGGAGGATGATGTGGCTGACGCAAGGATCTTGGAGCCGTTTTCCAAAACAATTGATCCCTTGTTCCACTCCACGACACCCTGCTGCAACCACATGGGAAGGTATTCGTATGCCAGTTTCAGGCGACCAAGCAGTTCGCGTGCTGTTGACAGTTTGTTTGCGAGAATGGCTACGCTCATGCTCTGATTGAACAGAACATAGTGCAACATATACGCAATGATCGTGGTGGATTTACCTGTCTGTCGGGGTAGTTTGCCGATCACGAAACGGTTTTCGTGAATGGTGCGGATCATTCGCTCCTGATACTCATACGGCTCAAACGGCACCAAGCCCTTGTCAAGGGACACGATCTTCACATAATTCTTGATGAAATACAGGGGATCTTGAGAGCATTTCACATATTCCTCAATCTGCTCAGGGGAAAAGTTGACCTGAACCCCTGCTGCTTTGAGGTTTGCGTTTCCAAGGTATTTGTTGCTCTTGTTACTCAACGGTCTTGTCATCCTGTATCGTCTGTCTTACATCTGGGCGGTTGTCAAACGCCTTCATCGTGGATCGGGTGGAGTTGATGATGTCCTGTAGTTCCTTTGTGGAACCCACATAAATGGACTGATTGGTGGTGCTGTTATTCGTAACGCTTTGGTCAACCTTGCGAACAGTCTTCACCCGATTGTGTAGATCCATCAGTTCACGGTTGGTTTCTGATAGCGTTTTAATCATCTGTACCACCACTTCATACGCTCGGGGCTGATCGCCTTCCTGTGCCACCTGAATCACGCCGTCTAGTGCGTTCTTGCCCATGTTCACCAATTCTTTGAGATTATCCCGCACAATCTGATAGTCGGTTTTCAGGTCATTTGCCAACTCGTCATCGGTGAGTGGACGAGGAGGAACGGAAACAACCACAGCGTTCTGCGGGATGCCCGTGTTGGTCAATGGCTTTGCTTCAGGCTCTGCTCCCAGAGCCTTTTCAATATGATCGAACTCACTCATGCTCTACTCCTTATATGTTCCAATCCACAGTCAGACCACCCGAATCCATCGCATTTTGATATGTTGTTCCACCTGCATCAAAATCATTTTGGTAAATTTTGACATACGGAGTGTAGTTGTTCAGATTGGAATTGGCTCCCGATGGACCAGATATTCCAATAATGTCTGTAGCGTAGTTGGGTGTGTCTGTAGTGTTTCCTGGCAAGAAGGTGATTCCGCCAGCACCAACAAAATCCTCGTCAAACACATTTCCGTTCCACATATTCGCTTGAACCACACGGATTTCCTTGTAGTTCTTCTTGTTGCCAAACAGATAGGTCTTTATCGTGAAGTTCAATGTAAATATTATGGATCGCCGTGTTTGGAAGTCGCCCTCATAATCCTCTTCGGAAGAAACGGAGTTCAGGTAGATGGGCACATCAATCTTTCGGTTTATGTCATCAAAATTCATGGTGACCACAAACTCTGGCGCAAAGAACGGCAGAATTTGCTCCACTATCCGCAGCCCGTCTTCCATGTTTCGGACATACACATACAGTCCAAAATCAATGTTGTACGGGACTTCAGAAAAGGTGTAGTCCACCCCGCTTGGAGCACCAGTTGGTCTGACTATGTTACGAATGGTGCTGTTGCGCTTGCGAGTGGGATCATACACATATCCCGTGATCTCAAACGCCATGCGCGGCAGGGTGATTTGGTTGGGATTGTTCAGATAAGGATCACCAGCCAACCGCACCTTGTATTTTTCCTTCGGAGCATACGCTATGGGAACAAGGAGGGTTTTTTTGCCACCGCTTTCCTGCTTGTCGATGTAGATTTGGTTGAACAGTGAACCAAATGCCACCACTATTCGGCGTATGGAGCCGTTGTAGAAGTTGGTAAACATCAGTAGTTACCCTCCGAGAACGGATCTCGCTCCGTAAAGTCGAAGATGTCGTCCTGAATCTTTTCCAACTCCAACTGGTCGTTGTCCTGCTGATCTTGATGGTTGACCCGTATATCGGTGGTGTAAACTCCTGAAATTGGGTGGATTGCTCCGCTGACTGCACCAACAGCGTAGTCTCCTGCTTGGAATGTTCCTTCTTGTCGGTTGACATACAGATACTTGCTATCAGCGATGGGAACCGTGTATTTATTGACACGACCAAAAGCAGTCTTGTTGGATGTTGTGCCTGTGTAGACTTCTTCTCCAACAGCAAACGATCCGGTTCCACCCGATCCGAGAGTTAATCCAACAAGATAGGACGATGTGATTTCCATGACGGCATCCATCTCTGTCTCGCCTGTGTCGATCTTCTCGTTGGAATACTTGAATGCTTCACAGGACAGTTTGAAAGAATATCTGTCTCCAGCAGGATAGAACGGATTATCGTGTTCCACGAACTTGATTTCAAACATTCCGTATGGGTAGTCGAAGAACACAATGTCGCCCTCGCGTGGGCGACCGAGCCGCCGAATGTCTGCGTTGTGTCCCATTACATCCATGAATCGCTTTCGAGACACGATGAATGTGGCTGCTTCCTTTACATCTAGCCCAAAGCGGCTCATCTCTTGATCGCCTTCGTATCCCTCGGCATTTTCAAGATACATTTCAATTCGATTAGCGTCCTTGAATTCGGACACCTCTTCTCCAAAAATAAGGTCTTCCGTGACCTTTTCTCGCGGAATGTAAATCATCTCATGCCCGTGGATTTTGATTGCCTCGGTCGTGAGTGATTCTAGAAGAGACTGCTCGCCCTTCTTGTTCCTGCGAAAATACGGATTGACTGTCATGTTTATCCTGTAATGAATTCAGGTGGTTCCTGATACTTCAGGAGGACATCCTCTTCTATCTTGGCTACCTCATCCATAGCCTCCTGATAGATGCGCTGCCCATTGAAAGTAATGTTTCCTGGCAGCGGGATGCCCTCGTACTTCGACAAGTTGGCACCCCACTGCATTTTGATTAGTGCTGTGGCGTATTTCTTCAGCATGGGGTCGTTCCACGCTTCACTATACACCTCGGGATCAACTATTGTGTAGCCTTCAATAAGCAGATACTGTCCTGTCAAAAAATCTTCCCAATTCATATCAATATTGAGTTTGTTGTTGTACTTGTTGAAGCGTATCTGCTTTTCAGGATCAAGGAGTTGCTGCAACATCTCAATATACTGCATAGTGGTCACAAAGTAATTCAGATTCATCTGTCCGGTGCGAAGACCATAGAAGTCGTTCAGTGCCATCTGATACCGAACATTGAAAATATTGTTGATCTGTAGATTGAACCCTATCTGAAACACACGAGAAACAGTAAGCAGATTGGGATCTATGGCAAAGGTGTCAACATACTGATTGGTCTTGTCCTGCTCGGTGACTTGATACTTGTAATATGTCCTCTGTGCGCCGTTGGAGTTCCAGTCCGCAAAATACTGAAGGGCTTGGTCGATGCGGTCCTCTACCTGTGCATCATCTACATTTATTTCGATAACAGGCGCACCGAGAGCGCGTAGGCAGTAGTCCTTGAATTCTTGTCGTGTGCGCGGCTTCGCCATAACCCTTCTCCTTTTGAAGTATTTAGGAGTCCGTGTTCTTGAGTTTCAGGGTCAATCCGCTTTTCCGTTTCATAAGCGTTTCGCCGTTGTCATTGGTGTAAATCTTGGGCTTCGTTTCCTCTTCCAACATCAGCAAAAGCCTAGCCAATTCTCCCTCTCGGTTGCATATGCGGTCACAGGTTTCGTCTATGACCGGAAGGTGTATAGTGTTTATCCCGTCACTAGCGTAATGACGGACTCCACGCTCATACACATGAATATGAAATCCATATGGAGCGGAATAGTCTGGTTCAACCTTTCTAAAATCCAAAAAGGAGTACTCGTTTCCGTTCAAATTTATCCTGTCAAGCCCATAATGAATAAGGGTCATGTGTCATCCTCCAAACTCTTCACCACCCAATTCAACTGTCAATCCACCCTTGATGTACTTTGTCTCCGGAATAGTTGTTTTCTTCGTGGCTCTAGCCTTTGGAGATATGAACAAGACTCCAACTTCATCAATAGTGGGAGCAATCTTCACGGCAAATCCTTCACCAGTAAACCCTGCAATTGTGTTTAAATTTTCTATTGTTCCTGCTGATTGAATTTCATTCTTGATTGTGTTTCCCGTCAGAACAGCAGTAGAATGATAAGACACGATGTCCGAATACAAGTTCTTAATGTCTGCTGTAGCCATGCTATAGACATTACCTTCAAAATCCGTAATATTGTAATTTACATTTTTACCATTGATTATGATATTGTCGTATATGCTGCGAATATTGGCAATATTTGCCTGAACAGGCAAGAAGGTAAAGGTGTCCCCTCCCCAGTTTCGGCTAAAAAGTCGAGGAAAATCTCCAGATGCACCAGAGAATCCACGCATTGCAGTGGCTCCAAGCAGATAAGAAACTGTCAAATCAACCATAGTGGAACGAATTCTCTGCGCTTGTGTTAAAGTTGGTTGTAGATTTTCTACATTGTTCACATACATCGCGGCACCAGTATTATATCCAAACAAATACGCAGCACCCGATATTCCGGTTCGCTCGTGTCCCGAACAAACGCCAGCAAACAGGCTAAGTCCAGTAATAGAATCATCAACTCTAACTAAGTTTCCTGCTCCGACCACACCATTGAATCGGTCAACATATGTAACGGTAGACATAACCTTTTCCTGTGTGTCGCATGGAAATATGCTGCTTCGATTAGGTCCATTCATACTCAACAAATAAACTGTATAGTCTCCAGAAGAAATTGTGTCCGTGGGAACCGGAGCCGTTGCACCCGGTTGAAAAGAACGAAGAGCAGTGGTTGTTGCACCAGCACTTATCATTATATCGTCCAGCCATCCCTTGTACGGTTTGTCTCCTGATACACCACTTCCCACACATACAAATCCATTGCTGTTTTTGATGTTGCCAGAAAGTCCAGTGGCAGTGAAAAGTCGGGTTCCATTCCAGTAGGTCATAACAGCGGCACATCCACCTTGATTGATATATGTTATAGCAAAGTGATGCCAGTCATCCAGTGTTATTCCGTTTACGGGAGATACATTAACCACATTGGAGTATCCTGAACCAGAGTAAGACGCTGGCGAGAAGTGGAACTGCAACTGATTGGCAGAAGTATCGTATTCTAGACGGAAAGAATCCTGTGTGGTATTGCTCACTCCGTCCGTGCTACGAGTGATTAGTATTGGATCGTAGTTATCTGAAGGCTCTTCTTCCAAATACATGAATCCCTCAATAAGCATATACGGGAAAGATGTGCTGGAAAAAGAGGGCAAACGAATTCCTGCTGCTTTGGTGTTCGTGTCAAGATATGATCCCTTGAACTCCGCAGCCTTTTTTCCAAGAAATTCTCCGGTAGCACCAATGCTTCCCACCGTAGGCAGATACTCGTCTGCGGTTACTCCGTTCAACTGCAAGCCATTGATGAGAATTGGAGTAATCACCGACTGAAACACCTGCTCATTCATGGAAAAATTTCCATAAACCGTTCCAGTCAGCAATTGTTCTGTTACAGGATTTATGAGAACACGCTCTACTGCTGTGGTTCCAAGACCGTCGTTGAGCGGCGCATTTCGGGTGATTGCTATCTCAGACAGAGTGGAATCAATCACAATTGGCTTGACATTCGAAGAAGACGCTGACGGAATGTAGTTGAACTGATCGTATCCATCAATACGACCGTCCACTATTCCGTCTTCCCGAATGTTGATTAGGCTCTTATTGCTGCTCATTGGTGTCTCTTATTTGAAAATGAAGGACGAAGAGTCATGTATGAATATGCTGTATGTGACTCCTGTTACAGGAGCGTTTATCCGTGCAGAATTATCCGTGGCACTTGCTGCTACCCCGATGTTTCCGCCCTCCACTCCGATTCGCGGATTTGTGGATGGAGCCTTGCCCCTCCAAGACCGCTGATTGTCGGTAGATGGACGGTCGTAGACATAGGGACCGGAATTCGTGCCTGCTGCCGCAGAACGGGTCAGAACCTTTCGGTGGTCAACTGTTGAACGCGCATCAGTCGTAAATCGGAATCCCACCGAGGAGTTCATGGAAACAACACTGCTGATCTGATTGGGGTCTGGAATGTAGACTGATCCACCCTTTCCTGCGGAAATCAGAGCCATGTTCCGATTTGCGAGATTGAACTGTGGTGTTCCCCCATCAAAGTGGAAAATATGTTCTCCAATGTCTGACAGCGAAATGCTTGAGTTGCGGAAAGCACCAAGAACTCCCTCGTTCCGTGCAAGCGGATAATCCTTGTGACCGTATCGGGTTCCGTTTGCGGAAGTCCATAGTCCTGTGCCGTTTGCTCCATCCAATCCAAGAACTGTAGTGTGTGCAGGATACATTACTGCGTACACATTTCCCAAAACAAGCGAAGAGTTGTTTTCTGCACGGGCAGCGTTGTTAACCGTAGTGGTTGCGTTTTCGCTAGTGCTTGTGTGTAGTGGGTGCTTAACGAACAGAGAACCAATCTTGATGTTTGACCCATCAACAGCAAGGACACCGTGTTTTACAAAACCGGTAATGCATACCGAACCAATCAGGTCATTTCTGGTGTCTCCACCACCAGTTCCCACTATTCCCGTGTCTACATTTACCTGTTCATCACCAACAATCATGTTTGATCCGCCTCGAACCTCAACTGGCAGATATCCACCGTTCTGTATGACAAGTGCCTTGTGTATCTGAACCGTGGACGCATCCATAGCAGAAATAGCATTGTTGCCGTGTCCACAGTATGCATATTCACCGTTTGTGCCCGTAGAAACAAGAGTCTTCAAAAACGCAGAAGCAGACGCTCCACTGGAAAGATTTGTGTAGCCGAGAGTGACACCGTTGTGTCCGCGCACATACACCGTAGAAGAACCAACGGCATATTCCGAAGACAACCCGCTGGCAGCAGCATCTCCATAGAACCGAATAGAAAATATTCCTCCACAAACACCGCTGGTAATGCCATAGTGAAGATCGCCTGTGGACATATACTTCAATCCGTCTGGTGCAGTCTTTACTCCATATACACTGTATACACGGTAATCTACAGGATGCAATCCAGCCAGAATTGGTGTGGCAGAAGCAGTGCTGCCGTTTACACTTGTGTAAGAACCTAACCCACCCTCATCCACAATGTAATTCACATATCCAATTTCCTGTTCGCTGCCAACCGCTGGCTGCAAGAACATCTTTGCTGCGGGATATGCAGACCAGAATGTTTCGCTGTTTTCATAGGAGAGGAATGCCTGTGTCGCTCCTGCCGCCGTTGTACCTGCGAATACAGGAACAACCACTTGGCACAAATATTTTGCCACATCTCCGTGTCCCTGAATATGGATGTGAGTGGCTTTCAGTTCGCTGCCAAGGAGTTCAATCGCCCGTCCAGTGGTTGACAGATAGCAACTAGTTTCCTCATGGCTCTGTGAGAATTTCTTGGACAGACCTGACGAATCAGTGAAGTCGATCACGCTGTTCTTTGCCATTATGCCGTGCTTGCACTGTGTGGCACACATTACGGGTGCGCTGTCAAGTGAACCTGCTGCTGAATATCTGATTTCGCTTCCAACTATTCCGTCCGATGAATATGCACCAATGTGTGAATTGTGGGAAGCAATAGCAACACCCACACCATAGAATCCAAGGTGACGGATATTTACATTAGCGTTTTCAAGAGCAATAGCAGTGCCGTTTTCGCTCCACGACCGTTGTTGATCGGTGAGTGCAGACAGTGCCTGACTGTAGTTCTGTGTGCTGCCTGTTCCACCACCAACAAGGGTGAACGGAGCATCGTTTGCAGCAAAGAACAGGTTTCTGATGGCTTTGAGTGATCCGTTTCGTAGATACAAGGTTCCGCTGTTGCTGCTGTAGTCTCCACGCAGGACCACCGGATAATAAGAAACAAGGAATGGATCTTCCGAATTATGTGCAACTCCTGCTGGTTTTGCGGGATAAGCAGTTACACCATCAGTGGTGCTCCAAGACGCATTTCCATAGTATCCGTTGGGCTTGGAATACTGTGTCTCGGGATAGTTGCTAGAAATGCCTCCCCAAGCGGTAGAGTTGTTCAATCCGCCGTCCATGTGCCAAGCAGGGCAACGAGAATCGTAATTGGGGTTCTTGAACTCCACTACAGCCGATGTGGTGTCGGCAAACGATGTGATTCGCCCCACTCCAAGAATTCCCTGACCTTCTTCATACGAAATTCCGTGATTGAAGAATCGGTCACCCACATCCTGCCATCCGTAGAGAGAAGACGACCAGATTCCGTAGGTGGCACCAGTCTTGTATCCGCTACGCGCACCAAATGCAGCATTGGTCACGCAGAAATACATTCTTTCGTCGCCGGTCGTAAACCCGTGCAGGGTGCTGCCAGTGCTGACATCAAAAACCTTCACCGAGCCAGTGTGACCACCGCCTGCAAAACCAGCGGGATTCCATGAGTATCCATCCACGCTCCACAGGAAATGCTGCTTGAAAGCATCTGGATCGCCTTCAATGATTATGTTTGACCCCTGTGGGTGATACAGATCAATGTTTGATCCGATTGTGTGTTCACCCTTCATCAAACGAATGGTGACTGTTGAATTTCCCATAATCTGATAATTGCGGACTGCGTTCATCGCACCGTATAGAGTTCCATACGGTGCAGCAGTGCTTCCAGTAGCGGTGGCATCGTTGCCGTCTGTGGACACATAAAATATCTGATTCTCTGCTATGAGAGAAATGCCCGCAAGGGCGGCACTGCTTGGATACAGAATGTGTGAGAAATTTGTCATTTAATGGCTCTCTGTTGGTGTATCGGTGTGTCCATTTATTTATGTGTATGAAATGTCGTCCCGCAGAGAGGTGAGGTATCCATCGCCAACAAATCGGAACAGAGTCACATATGCCCTCCATGTGGGGTTGGCAAAAGAAAAATATTTGGTGGAAGGTGAGGGATTGAAGTAGAGACTGATAGCAGTAAAACCTCTAGACGAAAGTTGACTCTGATACAACCTGTTCAGAGAAACACCACCACCTACTGCTACTCCAGCACTGGTAGTTTCAAACGGTATAGAAGGATATGCAGGAGAATTGTTTCCTGCCCATGCAACTACGGCAACATCAAAGCCACCAATCTGAAGAATCCCTGCGTTCTCATTGAACAATATGCTGCCATTAGGTTGCCATTTGTTTGGCAACAAAAATATTCCTGCGTGAGAAGCGGTGTCTTTATCACCACTTCCCTGTCCACTAAAATTTTCAGGCTGTCTGTGTGATGCACTGATGATAGAAGTTATAGGTTGACCTGGAGGGGTGGTGTATGCGGCTATGGAAGCCTTTGCGGTGAAATTGAATGATGGGTAATCACCAACAGGAAGGAATCCAGAACCGGTGTCAATTGTAGACGGATAGTATGAGGGTGTTACCGCGACCCCGTTCACTCTGGTTTGTGTTAGTTGTGTGAATCCATTGGCTTTTCCCACTGCCACCCATATAACGGTGTTTTGTTCCGCTTCTCCACCTTTCTGTCCAAGAAATCCAGTAGCACTTGCTGCTCCAGATGCGGATGTGGAGAAGTTTGATGTTATGGTGAAACGCCCGTCTGTGTTGTCCCATGCAACTTGTCCAGCAGCAAGAGCAAACTGACGAACCGACTGTGCGCCTCCATAGACCGAGCCAATAGGCGATCCGCCAAAAGGGTGCTGTGAGATTCCCCGAGTCAGGATGGCACCACACTCCCGTGCATCGGGGTGGGCAATCTTTCCACGAAAATCAGAAAATTTTACTTCGCCGGTAAGAGTTATCCCTTCGGCAGCATTGGGAACACCTGTGCTTGGTCTGGAGTATTCTGCAATTCCAGAAGGTCTTCCTGCCAATTTGCCGTATTCAGCCTCTACAGCACTGACTGATACCTGTCCAGTGGATGGAATCGGCATGAAATTACCTCTTCTCTAGTTCTTCTACTCGCGTGGACAATTCCTTCACTGCCTGAACAAGCAGACCAACAAGATTTCCGTAGGCAAGCGCAAGGTTTCCTGCTTCATCCGTGGAAACTGCTTCAGGAAGAACAGCCTGAACATCCTGTGCAAGCAAACCGGTTTTTCTGCTACCGTTGGAGTCCGTATACAGGACACCAACCAACGAACGAACCTTGTTCAGGGAATCCGCGATGGGAGAAATGTCTCGCTTGTATCGTGCATCAGAGAATGCAACAATGTCGTCGCTTGCGTAAATTTTTCCTGTGACAGACAGTCTATATGCAGATGTTGGCGTTGCTGCTATGCCAACAAAACCATCAGCAGATATTCGCATTCTTTCGGTGTTGTTGGTAGCAAATCCAAGAGCCTGATTCTCCCACTGCCAAACATATGCATCTCCGGCACTACCAATATGGAGGTGAAATCCATCGGATACACCCTCTCCTGTGCTTGTATTGGTAATTCTAAGTCCATGAGAACTAGATCCTGAACGATGAATATGGAGAAGATCGCTAGGACTTTGCGTTCCAATTCCAATATTGCCGTTTGCTGTAATACGAGCACGCTCAATACCACTCGTCGCAAACAACATTGGAGTTGGACTGTAATTCCACACAAAAGTGTTTGCACTAGCATCACACTCAAGCATAAGACCATTGCTAGTTGCCGCGCTGTTTTTAATATTAATTGCAGTGCTGACGGCGGTGCTAGATGCCACAGTAAGTTTTCTGTCCGGACTGATAGTCCCAATACCTACATTTCCGTTTGCATCTATACGCAGCCGTTCTGTGGTGTTGGTATAAAATCTCAAATATCCAGAAGAACCACCACTTTCTCCATTGATTTTTATGCTACTGTCAAACTGATACTCATTCCCCAAACCAATACGAACACTGCCGTTTGTTTCTATTTTGGTTGCAGGAGACACAACACCAAGTCCGAGATTTCCACCATTAGTCAACCGCATCCGCTCTGTGCCGCTGGTAAGCGTGCTGGTATTCGTCTTGAAAACCAAGTCTTCATTCACACCAGCACCGCGCATAATGCCCGAGCGAAGGTCACCCACCAGCAGATTTGGATAGTCGGGATCTACTCCACCAATGATGGCAGCGCGTGTATACGGCTTGGCTTTGATGATGTATTGGACTGCCACATACGGCGGCACATTCGAAATAAGCGAATTCAGTGAGCCAGAGGTAACATATGCGTTTACTCCAGATGCAACACCCGTTGCTGCCGGTGTGCCTTCTTGACCACCAAACGATCCAAGAGAATATGAATTAGAAATTGCAGACGAGTATGTTGAGTCACCCTCTGCATCTGAAATAGCCGATGTGTTTACACCAAGGGCAAACCGTCCACGCAGATCAGGAGCATTGAAGTGGGTAATGTTTGTTGTGGTAATGGTGATTGCGTTTCCACCACTTCTTACCGTACCAGTAATTGCACCAGTAGGAGGAGCAATAAGGAACCGATACGCCGAAGTTCCAGTCAGGGTATTGGTTCCCGTTCCTGTCCCAAACACTGCGTTTGGATGAGAGAATGTCTTTGTGGTGCTGTTGTATCTTGGCAGAGTCTGTACTACAGCAGTAGATGAAGTGACCGAAAGTATTACACCAGTGATGTCTGCATTAGAATCGTACACTCCACCGCTCCAAGCAGTCGCAGCATTGCTCTTGAACTGAACAATGTCGGTGGCTGCAATGTGCGAGTTAAGGGCTGTGCCCGTGAGTGTCACCACATGACCGTGCATGGGCGCACGGGGAGCAACAGTGTTCAGGAGTTTGTCGTATAGTTCAGCGTAATCCGAAATTGCATACGATGCGCCGTTGCACGACAGCCATGTATCGGGAATCACCGTGCCTGCAAAAGGCATCACCGTTCCAACAGGCTGAATCTGATCCACTGACACAGTGGACGATCCACCAATCTGTGTTCCAAGGTAATTCACAACCAAGTGACCTGTTCCGGTGGAAGACCGAATGGCAATAGGCTTGACAACGCTTCCTATTGCACTTGGGGGAGAGCCAGTCAAGCCACCTGCAAGAGAGTCAGACAAAAACAGCGCAGGCAGAGAAATTCCAGAAAACGATGCAGGCAGTTCAATAAAACCAGAGTAAACCACAGTAAACGAAGAGGAACTTGCAACTTGAGACACCACTCCAGCAACTTCGGCATTTGCGGCATTGTTGGCTTGTGCCTTTGTCCACTTGCCCTCGGCAACATTGTAGCGAACAACATCACCAGGCGAAAACCCGTGAGACACCTGTGCGTGGCTCTCGCTCACTGTTTTTGCTAGAACTGTTCCGCCCTGTAGTGGTAGTGATGATCCCATAGTTTTATCCTATTTTACTTCAGCCTATTGCTATGAATGTTATTCTGTTTGCGGCAGTAAATTCTGGAATAGTTGAAGTGTTTGCTAATGCATGATATATGTCAAAAGTAGTAGAATTTACGATCACCACATTAACCGTGGTTCTAGCGTTTACATTTGCAACCGCTTGTCCAGCAGAAGAAGCAACCACTGCGTAATTGTCAGGAAGAGGTGTTGCAAATGTTACTCTGTAAACACCAGCACCAGTTCTGACAACACTTGAAATATTTGCACCAACTACTGCTGATGGATTACTTGCCGCTCCGCTTGGAGTTATCCTTCCCCATGCACGGGCACCAATAATAGGAGCAGAACCGGTATGAGCAGAAGCATTCATGTCCGCACTTCCGAGCCGCAGGGTATTCAGACTAACAATATTTGAGTTGAAATTTCCACTTGCATCACGAGCCACGATTGCGTTTCCGGTGTTTGCGTCAGTAGCCGTAGTTGCGCTGTTGTTCACCTTGCCTGCGGTGGAAATGGTGGCAAGTTTTGCGTCAGTAATTGTTCCATCTGTAATATCGGCATTCACAATGCTGCCTGCTGCTATTGCTGTGGTCAGGCTGATGTTTCCGCTTCCGTCAAAAGCGACACCAGTAGCAGTTACATCACCAGCAAGCGCAATAGTTCTAGATGTTCTTAGTGCCGATGCAGTGATTGCATTTCCATAGAAAGTGGGACCACTCACACCCGCAGCAGCACTCACAAATCCTGCGAATGTGCCAGTAAACCCCGAAACCTTGAACAGTTCAGTCAGTGTCAGGTTTGATCCCCGTGTTGCCGTGCGTTGTGTCAAACCAGACAGACGAAGAACCGGATCAGAGTTTTCCACTCCCACTTCCACAGCAGTTCTTGCAAGATTACTTCCGTCTGTGCTTTCGAATGTATTGGCGCTTCCAGCCTTTGGTCTTACGCCATACGACAGAACCGAGTTTCCTGTGCTGTTCATGGAACCAAACACATTGAGTGTGTTTGGATAGGCAGACGAGTAGCGGCTTGCAAGGATAACCGATCCGTTTGTTGCTTCCGCATCACCAGAGACAATTGTTCCCTGAACCGAAAGAGTAGATCCGGCACCAGAGGAAACTGATGTAAAAGAAGACGGACCAATACGGATGTTTCCCTTTACCGTGTTGTCAAACACCATGACCTGCCGTCCTGGTGCTGATCCTCCATCGTAAACACTGAACACCAAATTTCCGTTTTGGGATGCTCGCAAGTCCTGTATCAAAAGACTGCCCATAGGAACATTGACATCGGTAAGAGGAGCAACGACTGCTCCTCTATACGAATACACATACCCCGTAGTCGGTGATGTGGCAAACATCACCGGCTTATCTACAGTGTTCAACCCTGTTGGGCGAGAATCGGTGAGAGAAGCAGTTGCTCCTTCAAATGCACCAGTAGTTCCAGCACTGTTTACGCTCAAATAGTAGTTTCGTCCTGCGACCAGTGGTCCAGGTGTGCCACTGTTGATGGCAGTTATGCCACTAGCAGAGAAAAATCCATCCATCATAAGGTTGAAAGACTCGTTTATGCCGGTATACGGAGGCTCAAACGGAATGGCGGAAATAACCATGCCAGCAACACTGTCTGCGTTCTGACTGTCTTTTGCGTCTGCTCGAACATATGCACCGTATGCATAACGAGAAGCGGTGTATCCAAAACCAGATCCGTATTCAAGAGTGATCCCTCCAGATACTGCGCGGAACCGAATCACATCACCAGGCTTGAACTGATTGATCTGATTAATAGTTACGGTGTTGCTTGTGGATTCCGCAAGGACAACAGAATCACTCAACACACCGCCCGTCCACGGAATCACTATGACTGAAGAACTTGTGTTGGCAACAAAGACCGCTTTGTGAACGGTGTTTGTAAGTGTTGGTGCAGAAGGTATTACCTTTCCTGCAACATCTGTGCTGAGGTAATACACTGCACCAGTGATTCCTCTCGCAGCCCCATCCGTAGTGATTGAGGACCAGTTCAGGTCATGCACTTCTCCCAAAAATGTCAATTCAAAGTTGTTGCCGTCTATTACTTTAGAAACTATTCCAACCACCTCTGCGTTTACTGCATTGTTTCCCTGAGCAGCAACATAGTTTCCGTTTGTTGGATCAATCCGCACAGGGGTTCCGACAGTAAGAAAATGTGTCTGACGAACAGTCTTCTTGTTCGCACCGTCTTTGATTGAAACAAATGGTCTTGACGGA